CATCCAGCGGCGGCCGGCCGTCGCGGTCCGTCATGCCGAGGTTATAGGCCAGGTGTTGGATGAAGTACCTTGCATGAGGTCCCATGCGCACCGGATGATCGGCACGGCCTAATTGTTTAAGTATCCCTTTAATACCGTAGATTTCCTGACCATTCATGTCGAGGGAACCGCTTTCCCCAGCCATGGCCCGGCGGATATAATCGGCATTATCTTTGGCGGCCCTGGCCATAGCATAGAATTTCTGTGCATTGGCTTTTTCCATGACTGCCTGCTCGAAGGATCCGGCACTCATGTACTGGTCCGCCCGGTGACTGGCCGCTTTGGCTTTGATTTCATAGTGCCGCCACGTCGTCGCCTCCGATACTTTCATCGCATCCATTTCTTCACGAGCCAGTCGTAACATGGCCATGTCACTGCCCTGGACCATGTCACGGGCCTGATTGAGGCCGTGGATGACATCGTTCAACGAGTCCTTCAGTCCCTTGATGATCCTGGCATTTTCCTTCTTATTCGCCTGGTCCTTTTCTTTTGTGTCGGCCAGCTGCTTCTTCAGCTCTTTGATTTGCTGGTTCTTTGACAGGATACTGTCCTTCAGTGTGCCTTTTTGTGCGGCAGTACGGTCGATTTCGACGCCCAGGATTTTCCGGAGCTGTGCCGCAATCTGCGCATCGGTGCCGGATACATTGCTGACTTCGCGAAGGGCTTTGACACATTCCGCAATATAGCCGTTCATTTTTCGGCGCATAGCGGCCGCTTCCAGCTGATTCAAGGCCATCTGTCCGTTTGTCGACGCTAACATCTCATCAGCTTCTGCACGTATCATGTCCGGCGTCATGGCCATGTCTTCTTCATAGGTCTTGCGGATGGATTCTACATACTGGTCCGTCCGTTCTTCCAGGGAACCGCCGGCGGCTTTTAGTGCTTGTTTAAATTCCGCATCATCGGCATAGCCTAATTTAGCCAAGATGCCGGCGCGGGCTTCGGGCATGTTGTTGTAGATATTCTCATACTGATAAATCGGATTTTCAGCGCATAGCTGTTTTTGATAGGCGATGCGTTCTTCTTCCAGTCCCTGTTGACGGTCAGCGGCATCCCGCTGGCGGGCTTCTTCTTCATACTGAGCGAGGAGTTTCTCTTTCGCCTGCTCCTTTATTTTTTCGGCCCATTGATGAATCATTATGCCTTCGCTGCCGGATAAATCACCGGAAAAGCCTTTCCGGTTCCAGGCATCAAGTTCGCGGATCCGCGCCCAGGTTTCGATTTCATCGTCCGACGCTACCATTCGGTCCATAGCCCGGCGGACATCGTCTGTCGGTTCTTTGCCCAGGTTTCGCAAATCCCGATAAATGCCGATAAGCCATTTTTTAAATCGGCGGAATGGTCCCTGTAATTCTTTTACAGGCGCTTTCCCTTTGGCGATATAGCGTTCAAAGGCACGGGCGAAGCGTTCCTGCATCCAGCGTTCTTCGGCGGCTTTAATGGCCACAGTATCGCCACTTTCGCGGGCCTTCCGGATAGCGGCTTCATAGCCTGCAAATTCCTTCTCTAGCCGTGTCCCCTTGTAGTCGTCCAGTCTGCCGTCAGCATAAGACGCCCAGTCCTGAATTGTATGCCAGTCCTCGACAAGCTGTTTCGGCGCTCCTTCTTCTTGCACCATACGTTCCATTTCCGTCAAATACATATGGGCTGATTCATGGATGAAAGAAGACTGATCCGCTGCATCAAAGAGGTGGATAGCGCCGGTGTTCGCGTCGAAGGCACCACGGATTTTTCCAGGCCGGTATGCCTGTTTATATCCATCAGAACCGATGTACATGACACCGCCAGTTTTGTTATCTCCAAAATAGATACCATAATTGGGGGGTGCCATCGGAATTGATATAGGGTTTACCCAGGTTATCGTTTACATTTTGCAGGAAGTCACGTATACTTATATTAGAGCCAATTGTTGGTACTGGCCACGGAGGCGTCACCTCATTAGAGTGTGAATCCGTGGAGGTACTGCCAATGATTGGTTCTTTTTTTGTTTCGACATCATGAGCGTTGAGCGAGGTATATTCGCCATCTTCCACCTGATATAGGACATTTTGCTTTTTTACAGTCAATTTAACAGCATATAACCTATCACCCAAATGGACAGGAGCAACAATTCTAATTATTTCTGGAACTTTTCCATGAGAATCCATATGTGACTCTACCCAGATTCCCTTACGGATAATGTCTGGAATGGCTTCTATCATTTCATAATGTAACGTGTTTTGTCGGTTCTTAGTAGCTGCCGCGTTACTTGTATGGTCTGTTTTGAAATGATCTACTGATTTTTTCGTAACAATGACTTTGTTTCCCGTTGCTTTATTGACATAGGGGATATACTCTCCTTTGTCGTTTTTCTTAGAAACAATGTCATCTTCGACAGTACCAGGCAGTTTACGGCGTAAATTCCTCCAGTCCATGCCTGCATATTTTTCTTTAATCGTAATGATTGGCGCAGGGGCGTCCAGATTGATGGTCATATTGGTTATCGGTTGTCCGAATTGGACATCGCTTCCGGTTCCGCCAATGTGGATGGGATGAGCGGCAACAAAGTCTTTAGCCGTGTAGGCTGTATCGCCGTAGTCCCGACGTATTTGTGCCCACCGTTCGGCCATGCGGGCGTATATGTAGGCGTTTTCTTTGGCTGCCTGGGATACGGCCTGGTTTCCCTGCTGGAAGGTTTTTACAGCGTCCTGATAAACGGCCGCACCTTCTTTGCTGAATGTCTTGCGAAGGGCGTAGTCACTATGGCTGAGTTCTTCGAATTTTTCGCCCATATCGCGCAATGTTTCATAGCGCTGTTTAGCAGCTTCCACGTTGGCATCCCATTGTGGCAGGAGTTCCGGCGATGACGCTGCCAGTTCCGCCCGTTCATTTTTATAAGCGACATCGAGCATCTGCTCTTTCGTCGCTTTCCCGCCGTACTCTTTATACATATCGCTATACCAGGGTTCATTGTTACTCATGCGATAGCCACGTCCGGTTTGAACGTTATCATGTCCGTCTGTATCGGCTACGATGATAGACACGCCCTGGGGCTTGTAGGTCCAGTAATACTTAAAATTAACTGCGTCTTCATATTGTTTTCGGGCGTCTTTTAACACTTCTTTGTAAGAAGATTGCAAGTCATAGGGATTGCGATAGACGACGTCACGGGCAGCATCCTGTTCGATGGCATCGGCATCTTGAAAATGTTCCTGCATGATTTCTTCGGAGATGGCATCGCTCTTATCGTTGGCAATGTCGCGAAGTTCCTGTGCCAGGGCATCCATACGCTGCTTCCGTTCGCGAAGCGCTGCCAAGTGCGTACCGCCCTGGTTCATGGTAGAGGCATCCATGAGGGTATCCGTATCAAATGATTCGCCGGCCCGCTGCGCAAAGACGCCGGTCTTGATTTCCAGATCTGTGCCATTCTGTACCGCTGTATCTACCTGTTCCGGCGTCACTATATCCCGTTTTACGAGGTCGTTCAGTACGTTGACGCCTGCCGAAGTCCGGGCCAGTTTCTGGGCATCGGTGTAGATAGTGCCCATATCGTGCTGTTCGGCCTGGCTTTGGATAACGGTTTGATACGTGGACGGAGAATCTGTAGCCAGCTTATTGTCCGATTTATTAGCCACAAGGTCTGTAATCATTTGTTTTTCTACGTTGCGCTGATATTCTTCGCGCCAGGCGTCAACTTTGAGGCTGGCAATATTACGCATGGCGTTATAGTGCCCAGCCGTATGCATCCCGGTTCCCATAGCGCCCATGCCGAGGGCGGCCGGGACAGCCTCTACCATCGCGTCGACGGCGTTGTTGAGCACATCGCCGACGGTGTTCCATCTTCCCTTATGATGGATTCCATATTCTATGTTGGTTGCGACGTCACCGATGACGGACTGCACGCCCTCTTCCGTTAATTCAGACAGCGTTCCGCGGGCGTACTGTTTTGCTCCTGCAATGGCAGCAATCTTAGCCAGGGCTAATTTACCCTGGTTTATTACGTCCCGTTGAGCAGCCGCATTGGTCAGCAGAGATTTTGCGGCATCTTTGCCAAAGGCCGCTTTAATCGGGCCATAGCCGAATTCCAGCAATCCCAATTCGACGGCCCCGTTCAGCGCTCCGACGACAGCACTATCAGCCAGCATGTTCGCCCGGCTGTATAAAGGCTTTCCATTCGACTGATGCTGTGCCATCTGCCAATAGCGGTCGGCCATGGACTGTTTACTGATTTCTTTGAACAATCCCGTCCGCAGGCCCCAGGCGGCCCCAGTTACCCCGGCAGTTGCGAGGATTCCCGCCGTACCAATGCCCAGTGTTTCCGGACCGGCGGCGGCTGCTGCCGGTGCTGCCGTGGCCATGGCAAGGGCCATGCCTTTCGGTACGTATTCCAGCGCCCGCAGACCCTGGGTGCCGTAAATCGTCAGTTGTTGGATAGTATCATAAACGACTTTGCCGAGGGCCGATGTGGGCCGGTCCTCTTCCTGGTATTCTTTCAGCCGCTGTGTAATTTCGTCGACTTCCGGTTTGACGGCCGCCATATCTTCCCCATTGACGGCGCGCATCTGTGCGTCATAGAGTTTGACCATATCCGAGCCAGAGTTAAAGGCATCGCCGAAGAGTTCGGCCGCGCTGTCGAAAGCATCGCCAATGCGTTCAAAAATACTGCGAGTGTCGTTCAAGTCACGGTGATTCCGCAGCGCCAGGGCGGCGCCGACGGGGTTTTCCTGTCTGAATTCTGCCAGTTCCGGGTAATACTTATCCAGTGTTTCCGGCGAGAACCAATTATTCCCCGGCAAAAAATCGTTGATGGTCAGCAGGGTATCTCTCTTTTTCGTTTCGTCCAGTAATTCCGGGTGATCTACCATGTACTGCGCCGAAACGCCCAGCATAGGTGCATATTTTTCTGCGTCACTCAAGACCTGCGCGTTTTCGTTGAACAGGTTGCGCCAGATATCGCGGGCTGAGTCGACGACCCATTCCGCGGCCTTCTGCCATTCCGGTTTTTCTTCCGGCGCATGGTAATTCAAGTTCCCAGTAATGGACGGCGTCGTCAAAAGGTCTGGCTGCGGCCGCCGAACTGGTTTTCCAGAGGCGATAATTTCTCCGATTTTCTCTTCATTGGCCGCCTGCTCCTGTGCTTCTTCTTCGTGTCGTTCTGCTGTCTCTTCGGCCGAGGGAACGACCATTTCCTGCGTCTGCTCTGCGACGGGCTTTACTTTGAAGGCTTCGCTCAAGTCGCCCGATGTATCAAAGGTATAGTCTGCCATATTTCCTCCTAATAAACGTAAGACCCGCCACCTTCGGACTGGTCTTCGGTTTCACCATTCACATAGGCGACGTTATTTTCTGCGTGTTCTTTGAAGCTTTCGTTGATGGCTTCTGCTGCTTCGCTGACGTCTTTGCCGATTTCAGACGCGGCATTGCTAAGCTTATCGATTGTGCTGCCGTCATCATCGCCGCTGTCATCGCTGCTGCTGTCGTCTCCGCTGGAGTTATCGGCCGCTTCAACGACGTCCGCTAAAGTCTTTTCGTCCTTCAAAATAGCCTGTACATCCCAGACATCGATATAGTACGAATTATGGTACAAGTCTGTTACCCATGCGTACCCATTATCGCCGACAGTCACACGCAGAATTCCGGCTGCCCGCATTTGTGCCTGCGAATAGCCGTTGGCATCGGCTGTTACTGCATTCACGCCAAACTGAATTAGTTCGTTTAGGGGTGGTTCCTGTCCGTTATGTTCGGCCCGATATTTTACGGCAGCCTCGCGGACCAGCTGCTGCACAACGGCCCAGTTCCCTTTAAACGTGCTTGGATCAATACCACTGGCATTGGCAATCTGCTCCTGCGTGATTTCATACATGGGGTTGTATTCGCCCGTACCGTTTTGATAATCGCTGGCCGCTTTTTGCAGTGTATTTAGATTCGACTGGGACAGATAAATACCATGGTTATTACAGTAATTGACGATATCTGTAAATGATTCAATGCCTCCTGTCCCAAAGAGGGATTTCAATACCGTGATGTTCGCACCGCCGCCACCGCTGCGGCCACTTCTACCACCGCCTCCGGATGAACCGCCAGTACGAATACTGACATACGTACCGATACACGACTTTAGCGCCGCGTAGACGTCAGGGTTGTCATAGCCGTACTGCGAGGCAATGTCCAAATATGCTTGTGGATCCAGATTCCCAGATTGATAGAGCTGCTGCATTTCCATTCTGCCCTTTTCGACAATCGCGTCGTTTACTTCTTTTTCTTGCCGCTTCTGCTCGGCAACCAGTGACGTGGCCATGGATTCTGCTTTTTGCAGTTCCTGTTCGTCATAGATGACTTCTGTATGAGCCGTGACGCCCTGGGACTTTTCCAGTCCGCCGTGATAGCCGCCTAAGTGGAGATGGTATCCGCTGCCGGCATCGTGGAAAAGGACTTGGTCAAAAGCGCCGGAGTCTTCAAATGCCTTGCGGACTTCTTCGGCTTTTTCGGCCGTCGTGCCGTCCGGCAGCACAATGTCCACGGCATCGCCGCCGTTCGGTCCAATGATATGCTGACTTGTAGGACTGCCGCCGACTTCTGCGTTATGTTCCCGTGTACGTCCGCCGGATGAGATTTCCGCGCCGTCAGCGACGCCCATTTTGTTGAGCATCCCGCCGATAATCGGCAGGGCTTCTCGGAATTCCGGCTTCAGCTGCTGGACCTGTTCGTCGATGTCCGCTCCCTGGGTTGGCAGGTTATACGGCTGTATTTTACTGCCGCCGTTACCGGATAAGTCCATACCTTTCAGGGATTCATAGTTGTTCTTTGCTGTTTCTCTGTACTGTTCGGCAGCTGGACCGGTGCCGTTATACGCCCGAACGCCTTCCCAGGGGTCGCCTCCGTTTTCGTCAGTCTTCTGTCTGAGGATATACGCACCGGCACGGATATTCTGTTTCGGGTCCGTATTCCAGCCAGGAAATTTATTATCCAGATCATAGGCCCGCGCTGTTTCATCAGTAATCTGGGCGTACCCGCCGCCGTCTGCCATGTGCATTCCTTCGACGGTATTGCCACCTGTTTCAATCATCCCCGTTGCTAAATAAATTTGAGGATCTACTCCTTGTTCATGGGCGGCGTCAATATACCAATCGACGACCTGGTTGCCCGTGCTGGCACTGCCACTGTATACGGTCTTTGTCGCCCCGGCCCGGATGTATTCGGAACGTTTTTTGGGGTCATTCGGATACAGGCGGGCAGCTTCTTTGGCCCGTTCCAGCAGGCCATTATCATGTTTCCTTTGCAAGAGCATATGCCGCATGGACGTCAATTTGCTGTCATCGACCCAGGGACTGACCTTTTCCAGCAAGGCCGTCGCTTTGTCGAAGTCCGATGCATTACCGCTGGCCGTCAAATTGGTGAGCACCGAGTTGACCATCGTCGTGGCTTTGTCTTTTATCATGGCGTCCAACTTGTCTTTCCCGTAAATATTGCCATAGAGGGCGTAGGCCGTCGCCGTAATGCGGTTCAGTCCTTTGAACAGGCCGTCGCTGTTGCCGCTTTCGACGAGGTGGTCCGTTTCGTTCGTGACAAAGGTATTGAACGTGTTGTCCCGATGTTCCAAGTCTTTCGCGTATTGGTATTTCATGACCTGGCCCGCCCGCTGAACGTTTACGTCATCGGCCATGCGCAGGAAGGCGTCGTGGGCTTTCTGGTAGTTCGGCAGTCCGGCCATGACCGATTCCCGGATAGCCCGTTCGCCGGCCTGGTATTGATTGACGACATCCAAGGCATTTATATCCTGCTTATTCAGCAGTCCCGTATCGGGGTTGTTGAGCAGGTCGTTCATGCCTGCTTCGTATTTATTCTTTGCATCCAATACGCTCAGGTTGATTTGGTCGTCGACATAGGCCTGCATCTGTTGCTGAACGGCGCTCATACCAGTTTGCCACACTTTAGCGCCAGACACGTTGGCCCCATAGGCGTTGGAGTCGCTTGGAGCCTGGACATTGCCATGGATAGTGTTCGGGTCTACGGACGGGTTATAGCTCTTGATCTGCATAATTTCCTCCTAGTAGTATTTTTCAAGATTAACCGGACGGATACGCGGCTTGGAGTCGTATTTGGCAATCGCCTTATCCAGGTTGACTGGCGTAATCCCCGTATACGTGTAGGCCGGCGTGAAAATGCCGGCTTCTTGTTTGAACCGGTTTGTATAGGTATAGTGGCCGGTGCCGTTATAATAGGTGCCCGGGTTAATGTCATAGGCCCCATTGTAGGTGCCGCTGGTCTTGTCGGCGGCTCCGTAGGTCCGATGGATACCGTACATGGACGCGGCCGTCCCTAGAATCGTGCCCCATAAGGCACTCTTTTTCTGAGCTTGTAAGTTCGCCGCGCTGGTCCGGTAGGCATTAGCCTGGTTCTGATAGTTGACTTCGTTCACATGTTCAGACCAAACGTCATTGCGCTGGTTCTGCAATAAGGTACTGCTGTCATCCCGCCAGGCATCATAGCTGGAAGACAGGGCATCCAAAGGGGACCCGCTGAGTTGCAGTCCGCTGGCGCCGGCCTGAGCGGCTGTCTGACCAGCGGCTAATTTCATGCGGTCATTCAGTTTAGACTGCTGTGCTGCATATTGTTCGGCAATCTGTTCTTGTTTGACCTGGCTGATACGGGCATTTTGTTCGGCTGCCTTAGCCTGTGCATTATACAGTGCAGATTGTGCGTTATACTGCTGTTTTTGCTGGTTGTACTGATTGATTCCCTGTATGGCCGTAAGGGCCATCATCCACGGTGCGCCGCACATGGTTCCCACTCCCTTCTATGAAAAATAGCTGCCAGGACATGTCTTTATAGAGAAAGGGCTTCGAGAATTCCGCGCCGAATGATTTCAGCCAGCGGCGGGACTTCTCGTTGCTCTGAGTTATCATATTCCACATTTTCGGATAGCGCCGCTTCCAGCGCGGCAGGATCTGCCGCCCCAGGGCGACGAATACTTTACGGTAATGCTGATATAGGTCAAAGCGGGCCACACACCACACTACATGGCCATAGCCGCAAATCACGCTGCGGCTGACGCCGAAGAGCAGCAGCGGCCGTCCGTCGACGTAAGCGATATAGTTGTCGTAATCTACATCGACGGCGAAGGTTTCCAGGTCCGTTTCCGTTGCTTTTAGTTCCATATCGTCCCGGTCCCGCAGGCGTGCTGCCAGCCAGCGGACGTCGGGCAGTAATTCTTTCGTTATCGGTTTAACCGTTATATGCGCTAACCAATCCCCCATCAATACTGACCTCCTTGATTATGGCGTTGAGTTTAAAGGGGTACGGTTCATCACTCATGATACACAAGTGGTTGCGCGTGTTGGCCCCAATATCGTATAAAGGGACGCTCTGAGTTAGGTCCCCGGAAAATAAGGTATATTCGTCGGTGTATTTGAGTTCATCCATTTTATCGAAAGTCAGGCCGATTTTACCGCCGTATGTATCTTCGACGCGCAGGGTGACCGCGTTGATTTTATGGACACGCCCCTGTAGGGTTCCTTCCCGGAGGCTGACTTCCATGCCAGGCTGTTCAATCTTGGTCATGTACGGCAGGCCCGCGATGATACGGCTATACGACTCATCGAGATGCACCATGCCGTCGGCAGGGACAACTTCGTCCTTCTGACGGATACCGTCACCTACGATGGTTACCGTTTTCCCGATGAGGTGCGGCAAAGCAATCATCGTGCCGCTGCCCGTGACATAAGAGTCGGCGTATTGGTCGGTATCGTCGCGCATGACGGCAAACTGCTCCAAATACCGCTTCGGCTGCCCGTTCACGGTCCGTTCGACGATAGCGTAGAGTTCGTCATTCTCATTGCGTGGGATGGCGACAATCCATTTATATTTCCCGTCTGTAACGAAATGGGACCAGGCGAATACTTTCTGCTCTCGTATCATCGTAAAGGCCAGGAGTACGCCGTCATCGCGGACGAAAAAGAGCGTAGAATCCGGTTCCTGGCAATAAGCCGATGAGAGCAGTTTATGGTTCTTGACTAAGTGCGTAGCCAGAATATCCAGCTCGTCGCCGTTATAGTTATCCGATTCGTACTGATAACCCAGGTCGCGGACGGTCGAACCGGACCGCTGGACATGGACGATACGGTTGCCGATATGCTGTGGCAGACACGTCGAGGAGCCGCGCATGGTCTGTGACTTTGGGTAGGCTTTCGTCGGCGTCAGGACGCTGTCGCCACTGATGACCCATTCATTCCCTGACGTGAGGACGACGAGGTCCTGCGACGGGACGAGGTGGCGAATCTGATAGGAGCTGCGGACGATGAGGTCCATTTTGATAGCGCTGTCATCGGTGACCGTACCGTCTACTTTTTCGACGGAGAAATTCGGATAATCGCCGGTCTTACTCATCCATAGCGAATAGGGATTCTTGTAGTTAGCGGCAAAGACTAAGCGGTCCTGGAAAAAACAGGACTGCTGCGGGAAACCGTAATAGCTGTTCCACGACGATAATGCATAGTCGGCCGTTTCGTCGGTGCTGCCGAATACATCTTTGACGGCAGCGGTGACGGTCGTCCCAGAATTGACAGCCGTAATCTTTGCCGTCCCCGTATGGGTATAGGGCAAGCGTGTCAGATCTACGGTCAGTTTCGATGAGCTTGCCGCATCATCATTCCAGACTTTGACGATGAGCCGCAAATAGCAGCCCTCCGTTTCACTGCCCGATTCGGTATAGTTCTGGTCGTCATTGGACGTGTACTTGCGATATTCCCGCCAAATGGAGCTTTTCTTTTCCCGCTTCTGCAGAAGTATTTCGTAGTGGTGTGTCCCGTGAGTGACGATTTTCCATTTTTCCCCGACATAGAGTTCGCCTGACGTCCAGGTCGTCGTTTCTTCGCCCCAGGATCCGGACAAGGTCTGGCTGCCGACTTTCTGGTTGAGCTGAATATAGCCGCCTTCCATGCCACTATGAAAAATAGCGGCTTGCGAGCTGATAGTCACGGTCCCAGAGGTGCCGGATGGCGTGACTTTATTATCGACGACGGCATCGAGCATGGCGTCATAATAGGGTTCGGTTATTTCCATGTCGATAAGATCCCAGCCGTCCTGTTTATGCCGCAGCAGTTTTACCGGATACTGGCCGGAACAAATATACATGACATCGCCGGACTGGCTGAATTGTAACCCTTTAGGATTACTATAAGGCGTACTGATTTCTATGCCCGTATAGGCACCATCTTTCCAAATCCGGATGTATTGGACGCCGACTTCCAGGAGATACGCGTCAGTTTCAGAATTGTAAAAACTAACGAGGATAGCGTCTTGAGTGCTGCTTTTGAGTTCGCCAATATACTTGGACCCCTGTCGACGGTAACAGCCGCCGTAGGGGCGTATAACGGTATTCTCCGCATTAAGCAAGGACGACTTGTACTGGTCTAAATCGACACGGCTGCCGACGGCCGGGGATATTTCGCCGGTCGTAAAGGCCGGCTGAATGACATAGATGCTAGCCACGGTATCCCCTCCTTGCGGCGATATAGCTGCTCTCAAATACGGTGTGCGGTTCCATTTCCCGGGCATCCTGGACTTGCGCCTGGGCGATGACAGCCCGGTACAGCTGATATTCGTTCTGTCCCTGCTGAGGGTTTCCGGTCAGCCGCATAGCCAGTTTCGACGCCAGCAGATGCGCGAAGCCTTGCAAGAAAATCGTATCCATTAATTCAGGGTCTTCTACATCCCACGTATAGTCTGCATAGCACTGCTCGCCATTGGTAACGATGACTTTCGTACTGCTGCCGATATTGACGACGTCGAAGCGCTCATAGACGCGGTCAGCGCCGCTGGCATCGGATACGACGTTACGGATCATCAGGCATTTATCGGGATAGCCATAGGCAAAATCCCAGCCCGGCACATCGACATCGACTACGGCCAGGCGCTCAATCCGGTGTGCAAACCCCCAGGGAAAAGACCGTAGCACTTCACGACGCGTCGGGTCGTAGAACAGTTTACAAGCTCTCGCATTTTCCACGCCTTCTTCCATGTTTTCAATGACGCCCTTGCCGATATTCGACAGGGCCATGTTACAAATATCTGTATCGGTCATGGCTGCTCCTTTCTATAGAGTGAGGGGCCGAAGCCCCTCCCATCTACAATCTGTATTTCCGTACGAGGTCGACGAGGTCTTGTTTCGTCACATCGTCGGGATACGGTATCCCGGCATGTTCCAGGCGAAGTCGCAGCTCATTGGCATGTAAATCTTCGAGTCTCCGCTTCTGCCCGGCATCCTTAAAGTGAATGGCTGGTATCATGCCAGGTCCGCATCCATGACCAGGGCGGCCGTCAAGGTGCCACCAGTCAGGGCCGATGCGCCAGTGTATTTGATACGCATGAAGCCCAAGTCCCCATAGGGAACTTTTGTTTTCAAACCGTCGTCTTTTTTCAGGGTATACGTTCCCAGGGTAACGGCTTTTGTAAAGGCTTCGTCCACAGCCGTCTGTAATTCGACGGTCAAATCGTCCGTAGCGCCGGGAGCCGTGACGTAGAGGATAAGCGGATTGCCCGCATCCCCTTTGCCGGTCTGGACGACGTCCGACGTGCCTGTCGTCGTCCCGTTCAGTGCTTTCTTCCAGTAAAAGGTATTTTCGCCATCGTAAACCATAGGGTCCTCCTATTCTGTAATAACCGGTTCGGTATCGCTCAGGGCGTCACATTTGGACACTTCCAGGCCCTGTACATAGAGTTTCGGGATTCCGTTCAAGGCTTCGCTCTGGGTGACGTAGATGTTGTTTTTGTCGTTCAAATATAATTCGAGAATTGTATAGACTTTGTCCGACACGTAGAGAATCGGGCGTTTCGGGTTGACGATACGGTTCTTTGCGACGATGATATTTTCGACGAGTTTCTTCCGGTCGGCTGCCGTAATCCCTGTCGGGTCTGTTGCAACATCGACGTTGCGGATAGCCGCTACTTTACGGAGATTCTGGACGGCCAGCCCAGCGTCCCAGGAAAACCAGGTAACGAGGGCATTGTACTTGCCCCCTTCGCTATCTTCCACGATATGCTCGCCTTTGTCTTCCATTTTGAGTCCAGCCTGGGAGCCTTTTGGATAAATGCCGGTGACGGCATTTTCGCCCCAGTCGACAATGTACATCGACGTCTGCTTATCTTCCGTTGTGCCGCCGGCGTTAATAGTCTGGAAACCATAGGTTCCTTTATCACCCGTGAAGGTGTTGAAGCGAATGCCCAGGCCATTGAATTCGTCGGGGTCCTTTTCTGTGTCGCCGTAGAACATATATTTTGCCAGGTCCTGGGTGAATCCTTCGACGAAGGCGCCGTCTTCCGAACGTCGGGTTGCTTCTTTGTCCGGTGCCAAGTTGACGATACGGACGTCTACCTGGCTCATGCCTTCCATGAGGCAGCAGGTATCGACAATCTGACGGGTCGTCGATTTCCCCGGTGTAATGCCGCGGTTGATACGGCGGAGCTGGGGATGAGGATACGACGTGCGCAGTGTCGTCTGATTGCCTGTCGGCAGGTTGCCTTCCATCCAGGGGATGTGCTGCATAATCGGGTTGCTCTGGGCCATGATTTCCATGATCCAGGCAATCTTGCCATCGGGATCCATGCGCTTGCGCAGATCCGAAAAAGTCAATGCGGTGTTACCGTAAGCCATAGTTTAGCCTCCTAATATTTTGAAAAATCTGTCTGATCATATAACGAGCGGCCGCTTCCTCCGCCGCTGCCCTGGCCACTGTGTCCCGGGTCTTCGCCCACAAGAGACGCCATCGCGGCCATGGCGCGGATCATGGCAATGTGGTTGCCAGCGCCAGTGAGGTTCAGCATTTTCGTAAAGCCCGGCACTTTTTGTTCCAGGTAGTTACGCGTCGTACAAGCGGCTGCTACGGTTTCGTCTAATTTTCCGCCCAGTTCCTGGCGGGCTGTTTCGCCCCATCCCTGGATTTCCTGGACGTAGCTGTCCTGTACCTGCTGTGCGGCGGCTTGTGCGGCATCCCGTGCATAGGTCATACCGAACCGTGCGGCCGCGGTGGCCTGGTCCTGCGTAGCCCCCAGGCCGTGAAGAATGTCGCTCAGCTGGTTCGACAATCCATCATCCATTTCGGCGTTTTCGCCAAAGATTTCATGAAGTGCACCGGAGTAGTCATACGTTTCTGGTGCGGCCGGCGGGTTCGTATCCTGCGGGGCCGTCGGCGGATTCGTGTCCTGCGGAGCCGGTGTGCCTTCGTCACCACCCAAGGCAGTGGGTACGACAGGAGCGGAAGGGTCGGTTTCCGCGAATAACTGTAAGTTAAACATGTTTCTTTCCTCCTTCAATGCGGGCGATTTCCAAGGCGTACTCGTTTTCGGCCTGCTGTTTCTTGTTAATGTGGTCGACGTCTCGTGTCAGCATAGCCAGGTATTCCAGCCCGACGGAACGCCTGCCTTCGTTATACGCCGTAATCAAAGCACTGCGGTGAAATGTCGGTACGTTGACACGCGCCCGGTCTAACAGACGCATGAGGAACCACCGGCCTTTTCGGTCCGCCAATACATAATTCAAAGCCTCCTGGTCGAGGCGCTGGTATTCATCCATCATGTTTCCATCCCCATCCATTCTCGTAATGCCGGATTGCCGTCATTGGCCGCATCAGTCAAATTCTTTGCCGCCTGAGCCAGCGGGGCCGCCTGCTGTGCCTGCTGCGCGGCCAGGGCCTGCTGCTGCGCTTCCTGTTCGGCTTTCTGCTGTGCCTCCAGGATTTGCTGATATTCGTCTTCCGACCGGACCATCGTAGCCGGTACGCCAATCCGGTCGAGGTACTTAGCCACGGCATCGGAGAAGTCGACACGGTTCACGACGCGCGGGTCGAGCTGTGCCGTCTGTCCGACAAAGGCCAGGCCCTGTTCAATCGCCGTCAGGCCGGACATTTTCTGCGCCTGTGCCAGCGGAGACAGGTACTCGATTTTGATTTCCTGCCCGTCGAGCAACTCCTGCACTTCGTCCGGCAAGGGTGGAAATACCTGGTTCCGGTCGAGGATGTTATAGACACGTTCCAGCACTTTATTCAGGAATTCTGATTGCAGTCGTTCAACGACTGGTCCCAGCTGCTGAAGTTTTTCCTGGTTCCGGGCCATGACTTCCTGTGCTGTCATCTGTCCCCGGTCGAGCTGGTCGAGCATGAGGAACAGATCCGTCGAATAGGCCCGTTTGATACGGTCTTCGACGCGGACAATTTTCTGGTCCAGCGTGCCAATATCCAGCTGCCCCTGGAATAAGGGACGAACGGCGTTGTTTGGGTCCAGGTTCGCCGTATAGCCGCCAGGGAACAAATTGATACGGTGGGCAATATCTGCCGGCCCCTGCATGGGCGGTTTGATACCGAGTTCGGTAGCCATGGCCGCGTCGTATTCCATTTTTTGGAGCATCCGCGAGTCTGGCAGGGCATACCATGCCGGGCCGATACCGTATTCTTCCAGTCCCTTTACGTCATAGCGGGCTACGGGGATAGCCCATTCTTCAAATCCTGTTGCCGCCAATACTTCCTGGTCATTGGAGCCTTCCACCCAGTAGACAGACCGGAACGGCATGTGCTGGTTTCCCAGTTCGTCGGCATCAGCTTTATCGTTTTCTTCGACGAGCCAGCATACGGTAAAGTATGTGCTGTAGCCATTATTACTGCGGTAGACATCCTGCACGCTCTGTGGGCAGTTCTCCAGGCCAAATTTGCCGACAATCTGGGCTGCTGTCATGCGGACCTTGCGGGCAAAGGTATTGACGATACCCTGGGCATTGGTGCCGAGAGCATAGGTGCCAATGGTATACGGCACAAAGGTTATGCCGCGTCCGGCGGCAAATATGCCCATAGGCGCCTGCCCCATGGGCAATTCCATGTATACCGTATGGACGGCATTGTAGAAATTGCTCCGTGCCAGGACATACTCTGTAATGTCACAGCGCTGATCTAACACGCGCTTGACCATGACGTTATCATTGAGCGTCATGTCGGCCAGGGTATAGCGGAACCACTTCCGCGACGGCGGCGTCAGGCCCGACTGGATCCCCGCCGCAAAAATACTGCGGCAGTCGCCTGGCGTCGTGTTGTAGATATTGTCGTCGTGCAGGTTCGGCTTGCCTGGCTGGTCATCGTCGAACTGGCCATCGTAGGGAAGTTCATTGTCCCGTATGTCCTTCCATATATCCAGCCAGCGCTGGCGGTTCCGAAAGAGTGCGGCATAGCGCTGTACGAGTTTTGATTTCTGCTGGACCGTGTTGGTCTTCTTGAATTTATGGCTGCCCGTCGGCGAGCGGGCCAATTCTGTTTCAATAACCGGTCTCATAGCATCACCCTAATGTATTCTTGCCATTGGTGCTCCCTAAAATGGAGTCCAGGCCGGACCGGAAGTCCCGCAACTGCGTTGCCGCAAAGCCGCGTTTCTTCTTCGCATTTTTCGTGGCATCGTCCGTCGTATTGCTCGTATCATCGCCGACGTTGACGGTCGTTGCTACGGGGTCTGCCTGCGGGACCGTCGGGGCGCTGCTGCTGCCCCCGCCAAATCCTAAAATACCGCCAATGGCTTTCCCTACTTTTCCACACATAGTGTTACCTCCTCTTGAACAAATCGTATTTCGTATTCGCCGTCCCTATATCCGCATCCCTGCGGAGTACAGGAAAGGCAAAGGTCAGAGCCAGGGCATCTGCTTCGTTCGGAGATGGAAGCCCTCGCCGCTTCATGTCTTCTTTTTTCTCCAGCTGTATTTCGCCTTTAGCATTGACAAAGGCTTCCGGCCCGATGAGGTCGTCATGGATGACGTCCCCGTCTTCGAGTACCCCGCCATCCCGCAGCCAGTCCCGGAGGGCGCCCCACATTTCGGCCCGTTTATTGGCATAGCCCCGCTTTCCGGACGCACTGCCAAAAGCCACGAGCCGCCACTGGCGCCCCATGGTCAGGCCGAAAGAGTACACGCCCGTTCCGTAACCCTGGTCAATGAATACGGCCTGGGCCTGGTACTGGTCTTCAAAGACAGCAATCTTCCCGGCAATGACGCCGTCGTTGTCGTTTTTCGCGTACGACGCCAGCTTGCGGCTGTACAGTCCCTGCCGCAGATAGATGACGGTCGCATCGCCGCCACTCCATGCCATGTCCACGCCGAGAATAACCGGCGCAAAATTGTACTGAGCGGGCCGTATGGCGCGTTTTTGCGCGTCTTCGACGAGTTGTGCCGAGATGAACTGATTTTCCGATGTAGCCGGAAATTCGCCGCGTACACGGACCCGGAAGAAGTCCGAGTCTTCACCGTATTGGTCTTCCCATTGTTGTATTTGGGCTTTGTTCGATATAGGTACAGATCGGCTGTCTATCTTCTTTGTGCTCCAGTATTTCCGGTATTTCGTAAAGCAATCATGAAAGCGCCCGGTGTTGCGCGTCGGGTTGCCGAAGGCACACCAGATAATCTGGGTATCCGTATCGGTCAGCGCCCCTTCGGCGACTTCCCAGATAGCATCGTCAATGGCCGAGGCTTCATCGAATACCAATAGGATTCGGCTGCCCTGATTATGCAACCCGGCGAAAGCTTCCGGATTGTCTTTACTCCAAGGGATAGCATCAATACGCCAGGTCCGGTCGTGCCCTTCCTGGATGGAAAAGAGCGACGTTGCCGTCAGATGGAACAGCTCTTTTCCGATGAAACGCCGATACCACTTCGCGAGTTCCGGCCAGGTCTTCGTCCGCAGCTGTGCTTCTGTATTTGCCGTGACGACGCCGCGCGTATTGGGATACGTTGAGATAGCCCACAAGATGATCCAGGCGACCAGCGCCGATTTGCCGATACCATGACCAGAGGCCACGGCTTGATGAATGACTTCATTCGGCGTAGCCAGCCCTTTCCCTATCATCCTTAGCTGTTCCAGCTGCCAGTCCTGTGGCGCCTGACCCTGCAAATCCGGGTCATGGTCCCAGTCAAAAGCAAACCAGACAAAGGCTTCCGGATCGTCACTTACTTGCCCCAGACAGTCTATGACTTGATAAGCTTCATCTATGGTCATTCCTTTTTCTTCCTTTCCATAGCGGCTTTGAGCCGGCCCTCTGTATTTACAGCCGCATCGATACTCAGGTTCCCTGTTACTTCCGTCTGCTGCTTCTGCTTCCAGTCACTCCCGGCCCGGTTCGTAAGATAGAAGATACCGGCCCGCGTGTCCGGCGGATAGTAGCAGAGGCTGTTTTTCTCCGTTGTCGTCGTAACCTTCTTGCCGTCTTTTTCGACGGTGACAGTTTCGGACTCGTGGATTTTCTTTTCGATTCCCAAGGCCCGCGTCAGGAGTGCATTTTCTACGCGGGCGATGCAGTATTCTTTCGGTTCTTTGAGGGCCTCCGAAAACTCTACATGTTCGGCCTGCCATTTGTAAAACGTAGACAGGCTGATACCGATGTAGTCGGCGATTTCATCATTAGTCCATCCCTTGCGGCACATAGACTGAACAATCATCATGTTTTTCGCCGTGTTGAATTTAGCCCAGGTCACAGCGCGGCGCTTCTTAGTTTTTATTTTGCGCGCGCTATTTGGGCGCGTATTATTTTTATTTAAAAATATCTTTTCCCGGCGAATCGGGGTTCCCCGGATTTTATTGGCTGTCATTTAAAGACCCTCTTTCTGGACCGATAGGGAACCGGCTCATGGTTCAGATCCGACACATGGCGTTTCGCCCGATGATATTTCAGCTCAAAACACACGCAGCGCTCATGGACGATTTCCAGGCGCAGGTTCGTACAGATTTCCATTTGATTGAACTTGCAGCGGATGTTATCGCAGTGAATCATGGCCGTCCCCCCTTTCTGGGTACAAAAAAGGCGCTCCGCGGTTAGGCGAGCGCCCGTATTTTGTTTTTTTCTGACACTATCATTTTACCACAGGTTCGACTCCTATTTACTCCTGTCTTTTAAAATCTCGATAAATTTCCGCATCCATGCGGCCCGTATCAGACTGTTCAGCTGTTCCAGTGCCAGGCGGTGACTGTTATATGTCCGGGACGGCGATAAGTGAATCCGCATGGCGACTTGTTCCCATGTCAGGAAGTCGACGTAGTAGTATTTCAAAATAGCCCGCGACCTGGCATCTGGAAGCAGGGATATAAAGTCTTTTCCCATTTCCCGGATCTGATAGAGTGTCGCTTCTTCGCGGGCAATCTTTTTCACAAATTGTTCGATGTGAACGGGGATACGCGATAAGTCGTTAGGACCGCCAGCGCTGACACAGGGCCGCGCCGGGTTCGAGACTTTCAGGCATAGCCCGTTTTCCTCCAGGTAGCGCTCATACTTCAGCTCTTCCAGCTCGTAATGCTGTTCCCGAATTATCAGTAAGAATTTTCGGGCATCTACGATACCGGCTTTTACAATGTCCACCTTACCACCTCACCAGTAAATACGTAATTCCGAACCAAAAGATAATCGCCCAGGCAATCATTGCCGTCCAAACAATCCGTTTCAGGTCCACACTATCGGTCCTCCTTCGGTATCCGTGCTATCGGTGCCCAGTAATGTACCCTCTTCTGGTCGATAAGCTGCTGTACATCGTCGACAATCCAATATTCCCCATCAAAAACTCCACATACTGGAAATCCGTATTCGGTGTCGGCGTACATCGCGCATAACACGCGGCGTCCTACTTCAGGCATTTCTTCCCTCGTTGCTACCCATTTCATTGGTTTTCTCCCTCCCCTTTATTTTTCTTCGTTTTTTCGTGGAGAACCCGCAGGTGATCCAGTTCCTGATACAGCGTCCGTGCTTCATATTGTGATTCGGCAATATAATTTTCCGTTGTGATATTCCCGTTAACGTATTTATCATGCAGTCTCCAAAGGCTGCACGTTCTCTGCCAGACGCTCTCTGCTACTGTCTGGTATTCTTTCAGTGCCAGGTTTTCTTCGGAGTCCATGGCATCCTCTTCGGTTTCCGGTTCATGTTCCACTTCCACCGCCGCAGGGCATTCCGGTTCTCGACCAGCTTCCACCATAGGCCGTGTTTCTTCTGCTGGCTCTTCGGCCGGCTTGTCGTCGATGAAGTCCATGATGGTTGTCTGCCGTGGATCATCGGCCGGCTTATTACTAATGCCGTTCATGTCTTTATAGTGTCGGACATCGGCCAGGCTGATTTCTTCTATGTCGAATTTGGTCATTCCATCTAACAGGCCCTTTTGGTCTTCTGGCCGTAACTGGCAGATTTCATAGGCCACGGATACACCGAGTTTTCCGTCTTTCATTTTCTGCTGTAAGTCGACGATGAGGTTATTGTAAATAGCGCAGAGTCGGCCAATGGTTCCGCTGCTTTTATGCAGTAAGGTCTGCATGGCCTGCCGCTTCGTTTCGGAGATGACGCCTTCCTGCCGCTGGCGGGTGATGATTTCATCGGCCCGCTGCGCTTGCAGGACTTCTTCCCATGGCGTCAGGATACGGGCCGCACTATTGGCCCTAATGAGTAATCGTTCCGCCTTCGCATGGTCCGGCTCGATTTCACAAGGCAGGTCCGCTTCCACGTCGGCCCCGTCGACCAGCAGTTCTTTGACGGCCTGACAGCGCCGGTGCCCGCTGATGATGATGTACGTTCCATCGCCCTTCGGTTCGACGATGAGGTTTTGGCGAACGCCGCCGTCTTCTAAAATACTGGCTTTCAGCTCATCCAGACTACCGATGTGGTAAAAGTTCGCCGGGTTCGGGATGAGCTTGCCTACGTTGATGGCCCTCACGGCCCGTGCCGTCTTTTGCGGTACGAAGCCCAGGCTTTCTGCTAAATTCATGTGCTACCTCCTGTCCAATTTGGACAACCTGTCCACGATTTCATTCATGACACGCCGATACTGCCAGGCCGGCTTGATGCACATTGGCTTTAAATGATGGTCCGGCCCGGTCAGTTCTGCCAGGGGCTTATGCTCGATAGTCGATTCAGCCACCCAGGCACTGCGGCTGATGGCCGTCGGAAACAGCGGCAGACGTTCGCCAAGCAAAGCCTTTACGTCATCACTGTACCAGGCCGGCTCATCGTGCGTGACCAGGACACCCAGCACTTTCGCATCAAAGCCCGCTTCCTGCAAGTAGCTTAACTGCTGCATGAGGTTTTCCAGGCCGTGCGTGCTGAAGGCATCCAGGCGGATAGGGATAATCAGATAGTCTGCACACCGCAAGGCTCCCGCCGTCAGTTTCCCCAGGGCCGGCGGACAGTCGATAAGGCAAAGGTCGTAGTCGTCGGCAAAGCAATCGACGTCTAAGGCCACATCTTCCATACCCGATAGCGATAAATTTCCAGGGATAATGTCCAGCCAGGGCCATTCCGTGCCGACCGGGTTCAGCTGAACAGGTCCGTCCGCATCATAGCGGCTGAAATATTGCGACAAGTTCCCCTGCGGGTCCCGGTCGACCAAGAGGACACGGCGTAAGCTGTTCCGCTTCGTCCCTTTGAGTTTTTTTGTTCGATGGGTTGCGTACAAATGCCCTAAGTTGGCGGCCGTTATGGTTTTGCCAACGCCGCCCTTGAGACTGTATACGGCTATTTTAATCATTGCCATGCTCCTTTTCATAGACAAATTTCAAATGGTAGAATTCACTCCGCACACTAAGACCGGATTTCTGACAGCGCGTCTTGATCATGGCCATCATTTGGCCATAGCCGCCGATACCCATTTTTCGTCCCAGGTCTTCTACTTCGGCCATAAAGCTTCGCGTTTTTGGCTTCTTGATTTTTGGGGCCGGTTTATATTCCGGGTGGTTATCGTGCCAGCGCAGGTTGATGATACTGCGGCTCAGGCGCTTACATTTTGGGCTGCAATACTTTTGGCCGCGCCTGGCATCGGGCATGGTACGCCCACAGATACAGCACACGCCATGGGTCGGATGATAAATCCGCTGTTCAGCCGCCACAGAACAGGCTTCGCACAAGTTCCGTTTCTGGCTGGTTTCAAATGATTTTCCGCAGAGTTCACACGTGGCAATCATTCTTTGATCGCCCCCTTTTCGCCGTACAGACGGTGCAGGTAGTCTATGCAAATATCCCGTGCGACTGCCGGCGCCTGGTGATGACGGATGAAATGGCAGTGCGGGCAGAGCATGACGACCTTCGTTTCTTCGTCACTGCGATAAATACCGCACGGTTCATGGTGGTATTTTACGCCGTATTCAATCGGCACGCCGCACCATATGCAATGGCCGCCGTCGCGGTCGTAAATCTTATCGTAAAATTCCCTGGCCTTCCTGCCGGTCAGGTGGATTCTCTTCTTTTTTTTGAGTTCCATTGTCGGGCCTTCTTTCTATTTGTCCGGTGCTTGTATACCCGGAATTTGACCAGGCGCTTATCGTAAATATACTCGACGCGCCCATAACATTCTTTGCCGGTCCGCTGCCCGTGTTCGATTTCGACGAAGTGGATTTCTTCGTCAATCCGGACACATTCGTTTTTTCCGAGCAGCAGCGTGTTTTCCCGTCCCCCTGCCACGGCAGCGAACGGTCCCGGCGATTTGCGGATCAGGTACACCAACGCTTTCCTCCTCTCTTATCATGCGATAGAACATGTACGGGAACCCATAGGCCGTATACCCGTATTGCACGGGCTTTTCGATGTAATAGCCCTTCTTGGGTTTCGGTTCCCGCCACGTCTTGGACTGTATGATTTCTTTTTCAACCTTTGGCTTGCGAAGGTTCCGGCTGCACCGATAGCGGGACCGCTGACAACGTTCTTTCTGGCAGTACGTTTCGCGCGTTTCTTTCACGAGATATTTTGCTACTCGTTCCGCATCAGCCGGCTGGCCGTCGTAGAACCGAAAGGCGTTATAGGGAATCTTACCCCATTTCCATAATGCCTGATATTCCCGCCGTCCCCAGCCGATGTTGTTTATCAGCAGATGATGATGAGGGCGATGGTCCTTGCCTTCACTCGTGCCAATCCATTTCAGCTCATGCCCGGCCGCCCGGTAGTGGCGTCGCAGGCATAGTATGAAGTTATCCAGCCGCTTTTTCGCTTCGGCTTCGGTCGGAGCTTCCCCGGCATAGGTCAGGTCCAGGCGTATGTCATCCTCTTGGAAGTTCTCCAGGATGAGGAGCCGCAGGTTCCGGATGGAGTTACGCTCATTTACCTTCCACTGGTCGGCGCCGGTCTTATTGCAATTCCGGCTACGCGGCATCGATGGATGGTGGTAACGGGCGGTATGATATTTTCTCACCTCGATGACGGGACCTGCTGTCACCGTTTCCATGACATACATGCCGAACCTCCTGTCCGCCGGTTGTTTGTATATTTAATACCTTTAAGCAAGTGTAAAATAGGGCCGTGCCCTATCCTTGAAACCTGCTCTATGTTATACTGATTGTGTACCGACGATCTCTTTTGCAACACAAGGTAGAAAGCGTCTCATTCGTCATGAGTGAGGCGCTTTTCTATTGCCCTCATATTTTGCCGGAACTTTTCCACGGCCCGGCCGCCGCGTGTATCTGGCAAAGCCTGTTCCTCCGCTTTCGGCTTTTCCTTCGGCGCTTCTTGCTTTATGCCGTACCAGCAGGACCACAGCATAGTCCCTGCAAAATATTTGCAGGCCTTGCAATGGTCCTGGCAAATATCCTGCGCCCTGGCCTTGCAGTAAATCCAGCTGTTCGCCGTTTTGCCGCATAGCGGGCATGTCATCGACTGCCTCATCAAAACTTGATAATCAGCCGTTGGCCGGGATGCAGGTCCTCTGTGCCGGAAATGTTGTTGACTGTCTGTAGTTCATATACGACCTGCCGAATATCATCACTATCGCTGGCAATGCCGGATGCAATGTCCCAAAGGGTTTCCCCCTCTTGGACGTAATGGATGCGCTGTTCTTCCAACTGCTTCGCTTCTTCGCCGGCCGTATGCCCGATGTAGATGCCAATGCTGCAGGCCATCGCCAGCCCCAAGCAGAAGGTTATCCCTTCACGGATCCGCGACCGCTTCGACTGCATCTCCGTAGTATGATGACCCCGTACTTCTGTTGCCTTCATTTACATCAGCCACCTTTCAATCCCTTTCAGGACATCTACGATTAATGCTCCCGGGCTGTCATAAGCAACCCGGATGGTAATGTGTTCATAGCTTCTCAAGTTGGTAACTTCGACTTCGCTTTCGTCTTCCGGCAAAATGAAGCTCAAATCTTTTCCGGCATATTCCGCTGCCCATTGAAGACAGGCCAGTACATCCCGCTTCTGTTCCCATTGACCACTCATGTTTTATCCTCCTTCCCCTGGGCTTCTTCCTTTGCCTTGCGGTATTCTTCCAAGGCCTGGACATTGGCCGTGTCCATATAAAACTCTAAAATGTCTCTATAGAATTCATCCAACATCGTCTTCACCGCCTTTCAAAGAAGAACTTAGACCTCCAAAATCTCATGATATAATCAGCGTAAGGAGGTGATTCCCCTATGACGCAAGTTGAGCGTGAACGCTTAGTGGCTTTTATCGCAGCTGGCCATAACTCATACCAGGCCATTCATGAAACCTTTCCGTCCTTATCAGATGCTGATTTGAAATACGATGTGGCTAATCTCATTTGCATGATTGGCGAACCAACAGAGTATGTTCTGCACTCTTTTCGTCCTGACGATCAATTCACTCTTACTGAAACTGGCTATGATTTGCTCTATCAAGTTCAGAAAGAACAAGAATTAATAACCATTGCTAAACAAAGTATGCTTTATGCTAAAAAGTCTTATTATGCGACTACCATAACGGTTGCTATAGGTATTATTTCTATTCTTATAGGAATAGCTTCATTCTTTCTATAAACAAAATTACATTGGCGACCGTTAGCACAATACTTAATGCTATTAATATCGTTGCTTTATAGGTGTATCGCTTTGCTTCATTTATTTGTTCTTGAAATGGATTTTTCAAATTCGCCGTACTCTTTCGGGTTTCCTTTGTAAATCTGTCTTTTTCTTTAAGCCGCCATCGTTGCATGACGGCTTTTATCTTTTTCGTTATCAGTCCCTCCTTATACGCCCCTTTTTTATACTTTAATAATTTTTTACGTATCCTTTCATGTTATAATCGACTTGAAAGGAGGTGAGCGTATGAATTTAATACCTGTCGTATCTTCAAATGTGAGTGCCATTGGATATGAAAATGGCGTTATTGAAGTTCATTTCCACAACGGCTATGCCTATCGTTATCCCAATTGCACTGAACAATTATTTAATGATTTTCTAAACGCACCTTCAAAAGGGCATTTCGTCCATGCCTTTTTAAAAGGACGAGGCGAAATCCGTATTCGTTAATCCCAATCTCCACCCAATGGGATTGAAATTTCTGTATTCAATACCTCTACCCCTGCGCCCGTGACTATGACTGTAGTCATGGGCGTCTGGTTTTTCCTAATATATTCCACCAATGGGGCTGCAATCACTTTTAACTTCTTAGCTTGATCTTTTTTTTCTTCTAATATCGAGGACCCTTTATTCTTCATTTGCTCTCACTCCCAATCATCTTTTCATCGCCATGTCGATTAAATCCCCTATCGAAATGAATAGGTAGATTAAGACGAATACCCAGAAAATTGCGACTTTTATTTCGTCTCTCATTACATCAGCTCCTCT